GCAGGGTGTTCCCCTCCACACGGTCGAACTCGCCCTGAGAGACCGTCCCCATATGGTCACGGAGACTGAGAACCCCCTGCATCTCCAGCTCAGGTCCCCTTCCGAACTTTGGCACAAAGAGAACCTCATTAACCTTGGGGCGCGGTACCTCCTCCCTTCAGACTGGGAGTACATGGCTTGGGTCGATGCCGATGTGCAGTTTGCCCACCCGAACTGGGCCACGGAAACCACCCATCTCCTCCAGCGCTTTGCCGTGATCCAGATGTGTTCGCGTATCTCCGACCTCGACCCGATGTATCAGTCCTTTCAAACGCACAAATCGTTTGGATGGTCGTACTGGCACGAACCTCAGTATATGGGAGATGAGTATGTCGGCAAACGAGGAGCCTGGCACCCCGGCTTCGCTTGGGCAATCCGACGAGACGCCTGGGAACAGCTCGGCGGCCTGTATGATAAAGCCATCCTCGGCAGCGCCGACCGGTACATGGCCCATTCCTTTATCAATGACGCATCGCCTTTCATCGAAGGACACGGCTTCCACCCTTCGTTGGTCAGGTCAGTCCTTGCGTATCAGGACCAAGCATATGCAGTTATTCGCGGCTCTGTTGGCTACTTGCCCGGAGTGTTGCTTCATTATTGGCATGGTGCCAAAAAGAACCGCAAATACACGGAACGATGGGATATTCTGAAAGCACACCAGTTTGACCCTTACCTCGATGTCATCTATGATGATCGGGGTGTCCTCCGGTGGGCGGGGAACAAGCCCGCTCTCGAACACGATGTCTCGCTCTACTTCGCGCAGCGTAACGAAGACTCTATAGACTTTGAGGCCCGCAAATGAGTGACGCACTCTCTGGTCTCCCTCCCGCCCTGAAGACCCATCTCACGAATCTTCGGAGTCTTTCGCCGTATGGAGTCCTTGCCTTCGAGCCCTCCGAGGGTGAACCACTTTATCTCTGGTGGGGTGATCGCTCGCAGGCCCTTGCGTCTCTTGCCCGTTTGACCTTCGGTATCCACACCGAAGAGAATGAGGACCCTGAAGAGGCTGAGGACGACGAGGACGACGAGCAATTTGAGCTTTTCAAGCCCATTCAGCTTGAAGAAAATCTGGGGCAATATCTCTAGTGTCTGATCGCGTGAAGCTCGAACAGAAGTTGATGCTCATGCAGGCCCTCACAGAGCGGAGAGCCTCAGACCCCCTCCGCCTCTGGCAGCCCCACGCCAAGCAGCGCCAGTTTATCGAGTCTGTCCTCGGGAGTGAATGCTATGAAAATTGGGCTCTCTGGGCCAACCGTGCCGGTAAAACTGATGTTGGGGCTTATTGTGGGAGTCATCTGGCCCGATTTGGTCTTCCTGATAATGATATTCGACCTTCTCTCGGGTCGTCCACTGTTGTATGGGATAGGGCAACTTCTGGATGGGTTGTGGCGCTTACTTCCCGAATGAACCGCGATGTCATCCAGCCCAAGTACTTCGACAATGGCTTTGTTCCAGCAGGGAGTTCCCACCGTCCTTTCATCCCAGACCGCGAGATCGAGAAAGACGGCTGGCGGGTCTCGGACCAGGTACTCAAGCTTAAAAATGGCTCTATCATAGGCTTCAAGGCTGTCGCGGACGGTCGAGCCACCTTCCAGGGCGCAGGGAAAGACTGGATACACTACGATGAAGAGCCCGACAAACAGGTCTACATCGAGTCAACCCTCCGTATCGAAGCAGGTAGACGCCTACGCATTTTTGGCACCTGCACACTTCTCCCCCCTGAAGGCCAAATCGGCGGTGTTACCTGGGTGTACTCCGACATCGCAAAGCCTATCCTCGACGGCAAACCCTCGAAAGCCAAGATTTTTCAAGCATCTATTTACGACAATACGCACCTACCTCCTGAGGAAATAGCCCTCCTTGAATCCAAATATCCTGAAGGTTCAACTGAGAGACGTATTCGATTGGATGGCGAGCTTCTTCCTGGCCTTACTGGCTCCCGAGCTTACGCGGCCTTCCACTACGGAGTCCATGTTACAGAGCAACTGGGCCTTGAGCGAAGGCGTCCGCTCTGTTGGACCTTGGATTTCAACGTTTCCCCGATGGTATCTCTGATTGGTCAACGCTCTGGGAGGGTCTTCCGTGTGGTCAAAGAGCTTATCCTGGAGGAGGGTTCGGTTTCGGAGATGGGCCAGCTTTTTCGGAATACCTACCCCACCCATGGTTCCGAATTATGGGTGTTTGGCGATTCCACGGGTAAGTGGCGGGACGGACAGACTGCAAAATCTGATTACCACCTTCTTCTCGCAGAGTTACGTGGTTATGGTGTTCCCATCAAACTACGAGTTGGCGAAACAAATCCAAGAGTACCAGATCGAGTTAACGCCGTTAATCGAGCACTCAGAGATGAATACGGCGAAATAGGTGTCCAGATCGACCCCTCCTGCGTGGAGCTTATCGCGGACCTCGAAGGCGTCCTGAGAGACCCCAAGGGTGGCATTAAAAAGACGTATAACCCCGACGATTCCTACTGTAGACGCACCCATACCTCCGACGCCCTCGGTTACTGGATCGCCCGAGAGCAGCCCGTTATGGCCTCGGCTCTTCGTTCAAGTGACCGCATGCGCGACACAGGGGGGTCCCACGGTCATCCGACCATGAAACTCCCAGGATACAACTTTGGAAGCCGAAACGCCCTCTCAGAACGTTGATTTTCCCTACTGTCACAGGTGTTGGAAGACGCTCCCAGCCTCTTTCCGGGGTTTTGATGTCTGTCCAACCTGTCTGATGCACCTCGAAATCCGTCAGAACGCCTCTCGAACCAGACTTCCCTCTTACAAGAGCCCTCTCCAGGCTCTCGATGAGAAATATGCCCGAGCTAACCGCTGACTTTCCCGAGATTGAGCAAGACGCGGACGAGGTAGGTCAAGCCCCTGCTGACTCCTACCGCACAGGAGACGAACCTGTCGCGGCCTACGACAATCTGTCGGTCGTCCAAGCCATCCTCGCCATGTTTGATGACTCCGAGGAAGCTCGGAGACACCGTGACGACATGAATGAGGTGAACTACGACGCCGCCCACTGCCGTCAGGACACCTCCAACAAGATTCCCGGTCAGTCGTCCGAGTTCCTCCCCAAAACAGCCATGGCCATCGAGCAGTTCTCCGCCTTTATACGGAAGGGCCTCATCTCTTTCGGGGATTACTTCTCCGTCGAGCTCACCCCAAGCCCCGCTCTCGTCGGTGGACCCCTCAAAGACGGCGATGTGGTCAAACTCATGCGTCACCGTCTGGAGGACCCCCTCCAAATCGCTCCAGGATGCCTCGATTTTCCCACATTAATTGGCGATGGGGTCAAAGCCGGGGCACTCGCCCCTCGTATGATCGCCAAGGTCTGTGGCCGCTTCGTGACCACCCGCCGCCCAGTCGTCAAAACCGTGGAAGAGCCCCAAGTCCAGCAGGACCCTCTCACTGGTCAGAGCTTCCTCGGCTCCACCTCCAAAGAAACCCTCGAATTTGAAGAAGGCCGCATCTGGCGTCTCTGTGTCGAGCTTATCCGCGACGAAGATCACTTCCCAGACCCAGAAGGCGCTGGTCTCTTCGAGATACAGCGCACCTACCTCGATCTCCATGAAGTGATTGAGCGTTCTGAGGGGGACTACCCAGAGTATGACCCGGAAGAAGTCCGTCTACTCGCGGAGGATGCCACACACTACGAAGACACCGAAGTGGAGCGTGAGAAAGAGCGCCAAACAGATGAACCGGAGGGCAACACCCCGCATTTCCGCAAGAGGGTGGAAGTCCTGGAGTTCTGGGGTACCCTTTTGGACTCCGATGGTTCGGTAGCCCACCGCAACGTCCATGCCGCGATAGCCAACCGCAAGTATTTGATTAAGCGCCCAGCCGCCAACCCGTATTGGCACCAGATGAGCCCCTTTGTCGTCGCTCCCCTGCTTCGCGTCCCCTTCTCGGTCTTCCACAAAGCCCTCTTCGATCACGCCGTCCGCCTGAATTTTGCCATGAACGAACTCTTTAATTTGATTGTCGATGCTGGGATTGGCGCAGTCTGGGGTGTCCGTCAAGTCAAGAAGAGTGCGCTCGAAAACCCCGAAGACTTTGACAACGGAGTTCCCCAGGGCTCGGTAGGCTTCATCAAGGAAGAGTTCCCAGACGGTGAAGCCTTCATGCAGCAGCTTACCACAGGAGGCGTCCCCCAGGACGCCCTTGCCACCTACCAGCTCCTCGACCGTGAGTTCTCTGCTGCCTCGATGATGACGGACACAGCTAAGGGCCAGACCCCCAGGAAGGATGTCTCCGCCACCGCAGTCGCCAGTGCTGACCAATCCACAAGTCTTTTCTTTGACTCGATCATCTCGACACTGGAGGTTTCCTTCATTCAGAAAGTCCTCCATCTTGCTTGGCTCACGATGCTTCAGAACTGCGACGACTGGAATGAGGAGGATATTGTCGGATGTATTGGGGAGCAGGCAGCTCAAGCCCTTCAACAAATGTCTCCGGCTCGACGGTACGTTATGTATGCGCAAGGTACTACTTTTGAAGTGACGGGCCTCTCCTC